ATCTCAATTTGAACAAGAATCCGCTGCAATTGAAGAAAAAAAGAAGTCTCTTGGTGAAGGATTCCAGCGAGAAGTTGCTGAACGTAAAGCAGGACGGATGTCAGCGGTAGGACGCAGATCGCAATCAAGACCGATGTTATCCAAAGGAGTCACACTGTAATGGACAAGTTTGATAAAAAAGTTAAAAAGGTGATGCGTGAATACAAGTCTGGCTCACTACATTCTGGCAAAGGTGGCCCGGTGGTTAAAGATCCTAAACAGGCTCAAGCGATTGCGCTTTCGGAAGCTCGTAAGGCCACTAAACAAAAGGCTTAAATAATGGAAATCAAGATCATCATCGGGGAAGAAAAAGACAAAGAAGAAGAGATGCCTATGCAGCGCACTCCTTTTCAGCGTAAGGCAGCAAAGCTCTTTGCAAAGATGGCTGGCAGAAGTAAGCCCAACGCAGAGGATATGAAGAAGGCTGCTGAAATAGAACACGAAAAAGAGGAAGACTGATGGCTGTCACTACAGTCAATATTGAGTCTTTAAATACTAAATCACGTTTAGTATCGCTGGCTCAAAAAGATAAAAATGGGAACATGATCCTAGCTGGGTCAGACTCTCCATTGATTGTCGCAGATATTAATCATGTACGGCTGCATGAAGGCAGGGCATATTACGTTTATTACTTAAATGGTGATGCGAACCAGTTAGCAAATGACGCAAGTATCAACATTGCTATTGCTTGGGCAAGTGGTATTAATCCGCATTTAGTATTTGACGTTAATTGTGGTGGCGATGCTGAGTTTGAAATATATGAAGGAGCTGTTGTAACTGGTGGCACACCATTTACAGCAATCAACCGACATAGATCCGTTGGCAGCACAAGCCAAAGCGCGTCATTAATTAATCCGACAGTAACATCTACAGGCACAGCATTAACTGGTGAGTTTCTTGCTGGTGGTTCTGGTGGCGGCGCTGGTGGAGCCGCTGCATTTTCGTTTCAGTATGTACTTGCACCATTAACGACTTACTTATTTCGCTTAACAAATAGAAGTGGGCAAAATCATATGGCCCATATCCTTATTGAATGGTATGAATAATGGCTGATTGGATAAAGGAATATCAAAGTTTTTCTTCCCAAGATTGGAAGCCCACCACTTTGAACTCTGGTGATGAGGCCAAATTCCGCACTTGGATTCAAGGAACTAAATTATTTAATTCAGTTAAGTCAGATATCGCTTCAGAAAACAAGGTTGACCCTGCAAAACTTGACAATAACAGAGTCATCGATATGTTGTCTGAACAGGGGGATTATGACTATCGCGGCGCATGGAAGGCTGGTGTAAAAGAGGTCATTAGTAAACACGACAACAGACCTCATTGGCCTTCGTCTGCTGGAGATAAGATGCTGAAATCTCCAAAACATGAGACGGCGTGGAAAGAGTTTTTTATGCGGCAGTACAACAAAGACCCTGATGATATTGGATTATCAACCTTTGACCAAGCAAGGCAATGGACTGCAAAGCAAGAGTCCAGTAAAAATGCAATGCCGACACAACGTGGTGCTGATCGCTCAATGCTGATGAAAGAAAGGCTGAAATAATGGCTGAGATGTCCTACATGAAGGGTACTCGCAGGAAGGTCTACCAAGGCAAGAAGATGCCGACGGATGAGATCTTACGCCGTGCCGAGAAAGCGCAGCGAGACAAGGATTTGTTTGAGTCCTTGTACACCGATGCTTATGAGTTTGCCTTGCCGCAACGCCAGCTTTACGGCTACTACGACGGGAACTCCAAGGGCGCGAAGAAGATGTCGCGGGTCTTTGACTCAACAGCCATCAACTCGACTCAGCGGTTTGCCAATCGTCTTCAGTCTGGCATCTTCCCACCACAGCGTAAGTGGTGCAGACTAGAACCCGGCACCGATGTGCCTGCCGATCAGCGTGACCAAGCACAGGCCATCATGGATGTGTACATGGAGAAGATGTTTGCAGTCATCAAGCAGTCGAACTTTGACATTGCTATTGGTGAGTTCCTGCTGGATCTGGCAGTTGGTACCGCTTGCATGATGGTGCAGCCGGGTGATGACATCTCGCCTATCAACTTTACGCCAGTTCCCATGTTCCTCGTGTCGTATGAGGAAGGCGCAAACGGTACTGTAGACAAGATTTACCGCCGTATGCGTATGAAGGCAGAGGCCATCCAGCAGCAGTGGAAAGACGCTGTATTCTCTGACTACTTGGAGCAGATGATCGACAGCAAGCCAACAGAAGACATTGATCTGCTGGAGGCCACTATCTATGACGCAGAGCGTGGCGATTGGTGCTATCACGTTATAGAGGTAAAGACAAAAGAGGAAGTCGTCTACCGCCGTATGTTGTCCTCTCCTTGGGTCATTAGCCGCTACTCCAAGATTGCAGGTGAGGTCTACGGTCGTGGCCCACTGCTAACAGCAATGCCAGACATCAAGACACTGAACAAAACCCTTGAGTTGCTACTGAAGAATGCTTCCTTGGCTGTGGCTGGTGTCTACACCGCTGCTGACGATGGTGTGTTGAATCCTCAGACAGTCAAGATTGTGCCGGGTGCGGTCATCCCAGTAGCTCGGAACGGTGGCCCACAGGGCGAATCACTCCGTGCCTTGCCTCGTGCGGGTGACTTTAATGTCAGCCAGATCGTCATTAACGACCTTCGTGCCAACATCAAGCGTACTTTGTTGGATGAGTCCCTGCCACCAGACAATATGTCGGCACGTTCTGCTACTGAGGTTGTAGAGCGTATGAAGGAACTAGCTCAAAACCTTGGCTCTGCCTTTGGTCGTCTGATTAATGAGACGATGATCCCGCTGGTTTCTCGTATCTTGCAGGTCATGGACGAGCGTGGCTTGATTAATATGCCACTGAAGGTCAATGGTCTGGAGGTCAAAGTCTCTCCTGTGGCTCCGCTGGCAATGGCGCAGAACATGGAGGAGATTAACAACATCGTCCAGTTCATGCAGCTTACCTCCACAATGGGTCAGGAGGGAATGCTGGCAGTTAAGACAGGCGAGTTGATCGACTACATTGGTGACAAGTTGGGCATCCCATCATCTGTGAGAAATACAGCGGCAGAGCGTGGCTTCCTGATGGAGCGTCAGCAGCAGATGATGTTGCAACAGCAGGCTGCATTGGCGATGGCAGGACAGCAGCAGGCACTGATGGAAGGACAGCCGCAAGGAGCGCCGGGTGGAATGTGATCTGCGCCATCATTTTGCTGATGGGCTGTACGGGAAAGAATACTTTTTGCCGAAAGGGTGGGCGGTTCCGCAGCACGTCCACTCGTATTCCCATCTATCTATCTTGGCAAAAGGTGAAGTGGTTGTAGACATAGATGGGGAACAGAAGTTTTACAAGGCTCCTGCCTGCATAGAAATAGAAGCAGAGAGGCCGCACGTCATCATTACACAGACAGATACCGTCTGGTATTGCATACACGCGACAGAGCAGGCAGAAGAGGAAGATGGAGTAATCGTGCCAAACAGGGAGGCTTATGGCAGGGTGGGATGATCTGGAGGCAATGCAGGAAGCAATGGCACCTCCACAATCTAGTGATATGGATAAGCTGTGCTTACGAGTTTTTGGCACAGAAGAAGGGCAAAAGTTGCTCAAGTGGTTTCGAGAGATAACTATTGAGCAGCCATGCTGGGGGCCGGGGAGCGATCCCTCCTACGGCTATTTTTTAGAGGGGCGATGCTCTTTAGTTAAAGAAGTTGAGTCCCGCATACATAGAGCGAGGAACCTTTGAGCGATAATGAAACGGCAGTCGAGCCTAGTGATTCAGCAGCAGAGTCCACTGGCCTACTTGACAACGTAGAAGCCAGTGAAGACAAAGCTCCTGATAACCCTGAAGCAGCGGCAGTAGATCATCGTGCCGCAGAATCCATCCCCGACGACGAGCCAGTAGACCGGCCTGACTGGTGGCCTGAAAACTTTTGGAATAAAGACAACAACGAACCAGACCTTGAGGGCATGGCTAAGTCTTGGAAAGACCTTCGCAAGATGGTATCCAAGGGCGCACACAAAGCCCCACCGGAAGGCAAGTACGACATTTCAGCGTTTGGTGAGAACGCAGAGCAGCTTGAGTTTGTCCCGATGTTTAAGGACTGGGCTGCTGAAAACGGCGTATCCCAAGCAGCATTTGACGATATAGCTACGAAACTTAGAGGTATTGCAGAAAATGCAATAGGCGTTCCTGACGTTGACATACAAGCAGAGCGCAAGGCTTTAGGGCCGAATGCCGATGCGGTTATCAATGGCATGGTCAACTGGGCTAGAGGCTTGGTCAACAAGGGCGTATGGTCGGCTGAAGACTTTGAGGAGTTCAAGATCATGGGTGGTACAGCCCGTGGTATTAAGGCTCTGTCAAAGATTCGGGAGGCTTACGAAGGCCGTATCCCCACAGAGTCGATGCCGATTGAAGGCCAGATGTCTGATCTTGAGTTGCAGGCTATGGTTGGCGATCCTAAGTACGAAACTGATCCAGCTTACCGCCAGAAAGTAGAGCGCCTGTTTCAGAAACGATATGGTTAAATAGGAGTCTCCAC